ATTGTGATTGATACCGTCGATTGGCTGGAGTCACTGATCCACAGTGAAGTCGCCGGGAAAGCTGGCAAAAAACACATCTCCGAGATCCGCTACGGCGAGGGTTACAAATCCGCGATGGCGTTGTGGGATTCGTTGTTGGATGGTCTGGACATGATGCGACGCACGCAGAACGTGGGAATCATCCTGCTGGCACATACGGCCGTGCGGAAACACAATGACCCGACGGCGGATTCATACGACCGCTACCAGCCCGCGTTGCACGAGACCGCATCGGCGTTGGTGCAGGAATGGTGTGATGAGGTCCTGTTTGCGAGCTATCGAGTCTACACCCGCAAAGAGGATCAGGGATTCAACAAAGAACGCACCATTGCAAGCGGTGCGAGTGAGCGGTATTTGCGATGCGTGGAGACTCCGGCAGCACTGGCGAAAAACAGGTTGAACATGCCGGGGGAAATTGAATTCAGTTGGGCGGCGTATGCTCAGCACATTACAGGTGTTTCTTCAGATGCGAAGGGTTGATTGTCATGGCGAATCTTTCTGATTTGGATATGAACAACGTGCAGGCGGAAACAATCCGCCAGGCACTTCCAGCGGGTGACTATCCGGCGGTGATTGTTGAAAGTGGAATGAAGATCCCGAAGTCCGGCGGAGCCGCTATGCTGGAACTGGTGTTGCAGGTGCAAGGACATCCGCAGTTCAGCGGCGCGAAGGTGTGGGACCGGCTGAACATCAGGCACGCGAAGCCGGACGTGGCAAATATCGCGAAGCAGCGGTTGAAGGCCATTATGGACGCCGTTGGGCTGGCCAGCATTTCCGATAGTCAGCAGTTGCACAATCGACTGCTGACCGTGACAGTGTCGCAGGGCGAGTACAACGGAAAGCCTACGAACGAGGTGAAAGGCTACAGCCCGAAGCGATCGAGTGGTCAGCCGATGACGCAGACCAGCTATCCAGCACCGTCTGCAGGTCCTGCGAATCCGTTCGGCTGATGGTTGTGTGTTGAGTGGATCGAGACCCGGCAGCGGTCAACGCTGCCGGGTGTTTTGCGGGAGGGGTGATCGGTGGAAGCGAGATGGTACCAGAGCGAAGCAAATCAGGCCGCATGGCAATACATCAGCGACGGGCGAGGAAATCCGCTGATCGTCCTGCCAACCGGAGCCGGCAAGTCCATCGTCATTGCCCTGTTGATCCGGCAGGCGGTCGAGTGGGGGCAACGGGTTCTGGTGGTCGCGCATAGGAAAGAGTTGCTGCAGCAAAACGCGGACAAGATTCAGCGGTTGACGGGGCTAAAGGTAGGGATCAATTCCGCTGGTCTGAATGAACGGGACATCGACAGTACCGTCATATGCGCGGGGATTCAGAGCGTCTATCGTGACGCTGCGGAGTTTGGCAAACGCGGTCTGGTGGTGATTGACGAAGCGCACCTGATCAGCGACGACGGCGGGAGCATGTATGGGCAGTTCCTCGACGGGTTGCAGCAGCACAACCGCAGGCTGTTCTGCGTTGGTTTGACCGCGACACCATATCGCACGGGTGAGGGCAGTCTGGCAGGTGAGGGTAAGCTGTTTTCGGGCGTCTGCTATGAAGCAAAAACCGGGACGTTGATTGAAGGCGGGTATCTGAGCAAACTCACAAACAATCCGGCAGACAGCCAAGCCGATTTGAAAGGCGTCAAAGTCCGCGGCGGTGAGTTCGTGGCAGCGGAGATGGAAGCAGCGTTCACGGGCGATAAAATCATTCACGATGCGGTTTGCGAGCTGACGATTGCCTGTGAGCACCGCAAAAGCATTCTGGTGTTTTGTGCTGGCGTCCATCATGCCGAACAGGTGTCACTTGCTTTGCGGGATCTGACAGGGCAGGACGTGGGACTGGTCACAGGTGAGACTCACGCAATCGAACGTCAGCGGGTGTTGTCAGACTTCAGATCCGGCACACTGCGGTGGTGCGTGAACGTAGACGTGCTGACGACGGGATTCGACGCGCCTGGCATTGATGCGGTGGCTGTCCTGAGGGCTACCATGTCCCCCGGTTTGTTCGCTCAAATCGTGGGGCGTGGCCTCCGCATTGCGGACGGCAAAACGGACTGTCTCATTCTGGATTTCGGGGGTAATCTGCAGCGGCATGGTGCGTTGGACGCGGATGATTACGGCATCAGCAAGCCGAGAAATTCAGACGGATCTGAGGCACCGTCAAAGGTCTGCCCGAAGTGCAAAAACGAGGTGTATCTTTCCGCCGTCAAATGTTCTGAGTGCGGGCACCTGTTTGTGCGGCAGATGGATCAGACACCGAGACACGGCGACGAAATCGACACCACGAGCAGCATTGTTGGAGCACCGGAGCCGCAATGGTATGACGTGCAGGAAGTCAATTGGCATCTGCACGCAAAGAAGAACACACCCGGCAAACCGCCTACGCTGTGCGTGTCGTACTATGTCAGCGACGATACCATGCCTGCGGGCAATCTCGGATGGATCGTGGTGCGTGAATGGGTCTGTTTCGAGCACGAAGGATTCGCACTGCAGAAGGCGTTTGCGTGGTGGGATGCACGCAGCGTGTTCCCGTTCCCGGCGAGTGTGGCGGAGGCAATCACGGCACTGAATCACGGGTCAGCGCGGAAGCCTTCGCGGTTGCTGGTGAAGCGCGAGGGCCAGTGGGATCGGATTGTGCAGGCTGAGTTTACGGAAGAAAAGCCGACGATGATTCGAGAGTTGGTGACGCCGGTGAATGAGTTCAATGAAGATTGTCCGTTTTAGGAGGATGGCGTGACAGGCGATTTCCCGGTGTGCTTAGAGGGCGAGCGGCTGACGTTTCTGACCGAGTACATCGCGCGTGATATACTGCCGGGTGGCGTGCACATGTTGCGACCCGAGTGCGTAGGCAACAGCTGGGACGGGGCGACTATTCCGTGGTGGGTGCGGTGGATTATCGGCAGGCCGCTAAGTCCGCTGTTTCGGTATGCGTCATACTGGCACGATAGGATCTGCGAGGGCAGCGAAACGCCGGAGGATAGAATGGTTGCCGATGCGGTGTTTCTGATGCTGCTGAGGCGGGCTAGTGTGAGCAGGTGGCGACGGTGGGCTATGTGGGCTGCCGTCCGGTTTTATGCGGTGGTGATTTGGAGGGCGAGACGATGACAGAACGAGTGTGTGAGAATTGCAGGTGGTGGGAGAATGATCAGCACGCAATTGGTGCGTGCATGAGGAATCCACCGCAACGGATTGCTGAGCCGCAGTACGACGAGTGGCCAAAGACGCACGCAACAGACCGCTGCGGCGAGTGGTCCGACGCCAGCATCACGCCGGAGCAGGAGGAGCGGCAGGAGTTAATACGACGGTTTGCGGTGGCATTGATTATGCTACGAAACGACGCAAGACGCACATGGCAGATTGCTGCGGAGTTTGCGGCAGCAGAGCCACAGATTCAGAAGGAGAACGGCAAGTGAGAGAAAACCTGCGGCCAGTATTTCAGCGACTGCCGAAATGGGTGCTGCTGTGGCTGATGGTCATGGCGTTTCCGCTGTATCTCGCAATCGGAACACTGCTGGGCATTCGGGAGTTTTGCCGTGGTTGGTGCTTAGAGTTTCGAGAGATTTTTAACATGACGGAGAATGAGCAGTGAGCGACGAACAGCAGACACAGCAGGCAGACGACCCGAGCGGCGAGGGGTGGCGGGATGTCGAGCCGGATGAAATCCTGCAACATGGCGATATGTTCCCCAACGGAGGGCAATGGGAACGCACTGGCAACCCTGGGCTGCGAGCACGCGAAGGTCGCGGTGGCACATACCGCCGACGCATCGAGCCACAGCCACAGGCGATAAACCCAGACGACCCTCGCGGCGATGGGTGGCGTGATCTCGGACTCGATGAGCCAATCGAGCAAGGCGATGTGTACACACCCGATGGATACAACTGGCTAGAAAGTGACTCAATCGGACGAAGGCCAATCGAATTCCCAAACCGGCTCGAATATCCTCATCTGCGATACCGCCGTCGCATCGAGCCACCACAGCAGCCGAGCGACAGCGAGCCGGAGACGATGGAGCAGCTGCGGACGCACTTGGCAACCTCACAGCATCTGCTGGAGATGTCACGGCGGCAGGTGCGGGATGAGGCGGGCAAGGTCGAGCAGTTGAAGGAGCAGGTGCAGGCGTTGACGCGGGAACGCGATCGGTACCGCAACCAGTTGGCCGGAGCGATTGAGCATGGCAATGCAGCGGAGGCACAAGCCCAGTTGGTGGACCGGCTGGAGTCATGGCTGAGGCCAGTGCTGGAGATGGTGGCAGAACATCCGGACGACTGCAGCCCGCTGGCTGTGGCTGTGCTCGGATATCTGCCGGGCATTGCGTCACGGCTGATTGAGGAATAGTGATCGACTCGCACGGATGCGCGTGGTAGGATGCGCGTGGCGGTATGCGACACTGCCACCCAAATTGATTCACCCGGCAGCGTTGCCGGACTTAACCCACTACAGGCGAGGTCGCATCTCGTCTGTAGTGGGTTTTTCTTTGGAGTTGGAGATGGATCATTACAGGCGAGTACCGACGGAGTTGACCGCCCTGAAAAGGTGGTGTTGCTGGAAGTTGGTCAGGGGTACCAAAATGCCCACACAGGCAACCGGAACAGCGGCGAAGTCGAACGACCCGAGCACGTGGGCGGAGTTCGAAAGCGTTGAGCACTTCGACCGCATCGCGACCTTTCTTGAGGAACCGTATTGCGGTGTTGATTTGGATGGCTGTCTGGAGGACAACGGCAGCCTGAAGCCGTGGGCGTGGGAGTTGGTCGCGAAGCTGTCTGAAGTCAGTTACAGCGAAATCAGCCCAAGTGGGCTGGGCATCAAATTCATCACGCGGGCGAGGAAGCCAGACGGCAGCAGGTGCACGCACAAAGTCGGCGAAGGGAAGCAGCAAATCGAATGCTACGACCACTCCCGATTCTGG